TGGTCTCTTTGCCATCTTTATACGCCTTTATTATATCGGTTGAGAAAAGCTTCTGAAGACTCAGAAGGTACATTCGTGAAGCGTTGTTATCGCCACCAGAGACACTACGCTTGTAGTCTAAGTTCTCTATGATACGACGTAAGGAAGGAACATCGAAGACGACAGTTGCGAAGGTCTCGTCTCCGATACACAGGTTGTGAAACCAGTAGTCTGCATCCGTGCTTGTGATGCCACTAGGCTTACCATAACATTCATATTCGATGGCAATGTTGCCAGTCTTTGTCCAGAGGTCACGTTCAGATTTGACCTCTATTTTTTTGTCCGTTAACATCTCTGCGACTTTTTGTTCGCGAACCTTACCGTAGGCTAAGTCGAGGTCAAACTTCTTACGGTTGGCTACGGATGGTTCGAGATTTTTCATCTGCAGCCCTCGTCAAGTTGGTCGTTCATTTCTTTTTACCCTTCATCAGTTTATGTTCGCGGGTGTATATTAGGTGTTCGATATCACTTCTATCTAAACCAATATCACGTAACTGGCGGTCTGTCAAAGTGTTTAACTCGCGGATGACTGAACGAGTTCGTCTCCAGTCCACAACGTATCGGACAAATCGCATAAACATTGTTTCCAATATCTTATTCTTCATCTGGGTAGTCCTCCTACGTGATGACGATTGTATAGGGCTTCCACCTAATCCCACATCGCTTTAACGTCTGCGTGTCCAAGACGAACTATAGATAAACTATGCTGCTGTCAAGTCCACTACCTCACAGACACCTGCTGTGCAAGCCAACTCCCGTGAACCCGATGTGTTGTCTTCTTTTTCAAAGTCGGTCAGCTTGTTCCAATCCAAGACCACGTGTTCGTAAGACTTCTGCCAATCGTGGTAGTCATCCGGTTCGATATCTTGGTATGGGGCTTGTTGGTAGGTGTGGTCACTGAAGGGAAGGAACGAGACGCCTGACGAGACATCGAAGTTCTCGTAGACCCACGCCCCGACTTCCATCCACTCGTGTTCCTTTACAGACACGGTGATAGATGGCTTGTGTTCGCACCAGTGTTCAGCGTAAAGCTTCCACAACTCAAGTTGCTCTACAGCAGTCCTGTCATCACGAAGAACAGCATTGTCCGGACTCTTCATCGCAAACGAAAAGACCGTTGTCGCATCCGGCTTCATCACATCCCGTTCGTTGTGGACACCCTCGTTTATAAGGAACTGGGTCAACGGGTCTTTGTTATCACCGCGAACCGTCCTGATATAGTAGTCGTTGTGCCTAGCGTGAATCCCACTTGCACTGTCTACCAGTTGTGACACAGTACCCGACGGCTTTACACAGGTGATTGCACTGCTCTGTTGGATTCCAAGCATCAGGGCAAGCTCTGCGTTCGTGTCGATTGCTACTTGCTTCATCTCTGTTAGCCATGTGCGACTGTCGGTCAAACCTGCTAAGACGCTGTGGTCCATGATACCAGTCAAGGATACGCCCAGTAAGCGTTCTTCTTCTGTGTTGTCTTTCCATATCTTCCTCAAGTATTTGAAATCCGTTAGGGTTGATTGCAACGTACCTAAGATAGTTGCTAGGCGAACCTTACGCTTCAAGTCACTCAAGGTATCGTGTGCGCGAACAACAACCTCAGACAGGTTGCAAAACTGATAGGGACGCAAGATGATTTCGGAGCAGGGATTCGTACCCCAAGCATAGCCCGTGTTACGACGCCCATTACGAGCAACCTGCTTGTCTGCCGCTTCACGGTTGAACATACCCCGTTCACCGGACTTGCTTTCATAAAGAGATACCCACTCACGCATGAAGGTGTCAATCTCTGGCTTAGACTTGTAGGCTACAGAGTTGTTTGCCAACGCACGTTGCCCCTCGTTCTCCCACCACTGACCTGCTTTAGCGTGTGCCATCTGGTCATCATTTAGGTTCGACAGGGATATCAGGGCAGAGCGACGAACCCCGCCAACTACGACAACCTCACCCACCTTGCACATCAAGTCGTGCGCTTCGATAGGATATAGGCGTCGTCCTGCCGCCTTCTTGAACATAGACACGGCAAAATTAAACAGGTCAATCAGAGGTTGTGGTCCGGATGCCCGTCCACCCATAGTCTTCAGCCGCGAACCTGCAGGGCGAATCCCACTCATATCCCACGAGGGTATTGTACCAGCATAAAGAAGCGCGACGAGTTCGCGGAATGCCTTCGCCCAACCTATCTTACTGTCCGCAACGTTGATGACAATATCTGAATTGCTGAAGTTCTCACTGACGACAGGTAACTTATCGACGTTCTCACGCTCAACACTGAATCCTACCCCAGTGCCACACATCAATATATACATAGCCTCATCGAACGAACGAGGGCTGTCTACGGGAATGTAAGAACAGTTGTAGCCACAGATGTTATCACGAGCCAAAGCCGCTCCAGCGGTCATCATAGCCCTCATAGAAGGCATGACCTCCAAGCCGATGATAGCCTGTTCGAGTTCGTGGCGAAGTTCGTCAGTGACTCTGTAACCGTTCTTGCCTTGAACTTGATTAACCATGTAGTCAACATAACGTTCCGCAGTCTCGTGCCAGTCCTCACGGCGGGACTCCTCGTCAATCCAACGAGCGTAGCGGGACTTGTGGATGAATTCTTGATAGGGTGTTGGTAGCGCATTAGACATCTTGTTTCTCCTTCGTGTCTTGTTTGTTTATTGGGTTCGAACACACACGACACAGAATGCGTGAGGCATATTCGAACATCTTAGATGAAATGTATTGGATGTTCAAGCAGTGTTTGCAAACGTGCTTAATCATCTTTGTCTTTTTCTTTAGGATAAAAGACTTCGTAATCACTGCCGCAACTAGGGCAGTGCAGTTCAGTCAGCATGGAGTAATCTTCGAACTCGTGACCCACGTCGTGGTCTCCACACCAAATTAGTTCACTCTTACAATGCCAGCAGTTCATCACTCAGCCTCTTTGATTAAACGTTCAAGATAAAACTTTGCTTTGTTCAGATCTTCCACACCGTTCTTGTAGCGATACCGCCATAAGTATTTGATGATGTTACCCTGCAGATAATACTCGTAGCCCTCTCCCGTTGCCGCACCGATGGCGTCGAGACATTCGATACCTGCCTGATTGTAGTGAGGGGGGCTGTTTACCATGTCTACATTGCCGTAGACCTCTTTGTTCTGTTGTTCAAGTTCTTCTATCATACGTCTGTAATCAGTCATCTCAATGCTTCTTTCCAAAGTCTACCTTAACAATGTTATCCCCAAGAGGAGTATCTGTTAATTTAAGGGTTTCGGTTTCAGCAGTCAACATGGATAAACGAAGAAGTCCCATTTCTAAAACCTCTTCCATTCTATTTTCCATCATTTCTAAGACCCCATGCAAAAGAATATCCCCTGCAGTTGGCTCTGTTTCTTCCGGGTCTTGTTCTGTCGTGTCATACACAGACATAGAAACATTGTCGTCGTCAAGCTCATTAAATATAATGTATTGCCTATCTGGCAATAAAGAAGAAGTTTCAATCATCCTATTTAACGCGCCTAATTTATCTAAGATATCATCATCATCATCACTGCTACTCATTTCAACCACTCCTTTGGGATACTACCCTCTGCCCACATGAACCCATGTCGATCTGCCCAATTACCGTACGTTGTTTTACTACCCTTGTATATTTTGTTACGGGCATTCATAAAGACAATTCGCACATCATATTCAGGGTTCTGCTGCTTGACAAGAACCATCTTAACTCTGTCATCCTTTGTTAGGTTTCCTTTTGCTTCGATGTAAATGTTTGAATCAACAAGATAAAAGTCAGGGGTATAGGTTCGAGGTTTAGGCATGTAGTTAATACGAGTATCCTCGTATGTAAAGTTAATTTTGTTTTGTATGAGAGTTTGAGCTAACTTCAATTCAAAGCCCGACCTGTAGCCAGCATTACTTTTCATCTTCTTCCGCTTTCTAAAAGAGATTTTATTTGCAAGCCTTCCATGCGTTTTCTTAGATACCCTGCTGTCTTTGGGGAGTGTTTTTCGAGGTTGGATAATTCGTCTGTCAAAGGGTATATCGGAACGCATACAATACCACCAGCCATTAAACGTTTTGAAATAAGTTGAAACTCTTTTTCGAGTAGAGGCACATCACGAGATTCAGTTGTTTGCAACAGGTAACCATTTTCAGAGTAGTTCTCTCGTAGCGTCAGAGGTATGCCTCGCTCGTGCTGACGCAGAGCTACAACGTGTCGCTCACCCCCTCTATCCGTAACAGCATTTACAAACACGTGATAAACTGTTTCGTTCAGGTGAAGAAGCGACACATCATAGGAGTGAAGGGAAAGAATAGGCACGTCACAGTTCCGCCTTCTTTACCGTTTCGTACCAAATTTCTGGCTTTACCTTTGCACGAGATGTGACCTTTGGGTGTAATTTAGCTTTGGGCCAGCAGTGCTGACGAAACCCACAAAAGGTACAAGGTTTAGCTAATAGCTTGTTACCTGTTGGTTCGGCAACGCCCTTAACTTTTATCATCTCCGGTTCAGATTTAAATTTAGCAATCTTAGTGGTAGCACTGGTCAGTTGCTTTACACGACTGACTGCATCCTTCATGTAAATTTTTCTATCCTCTTCCTGCCACTCAGGAGCGTCTACAACGGCTACTTCGCCGCTGGACTTATTAATGACTATCCAGCCGCCAAAGGGCATTCCTAGAGCCTCTGAGTAGAGATGTCCCTGCATCAAGTACCCAAACAGGTCATCCTCTTTCATCTTCTCGTAGCCGCCCTTGTACTTATACCTGAATGCCCACTCACTTGACGATTTAATATCCCACACTTTTTTTGTACCTGTTTCATCTTCAAGTATAACGTCCAGTGTTCCTTTAATCGTCTCGTCACCACGTT